CCTTGCTTTTAATTTTTGTTTAGAAAAAGAACCTGATAAATTCAGTACTTTAAAATCCAGCGTTTTTATTTCTGATCTCTTTTCAATTGGATTTGTTTTCTGTTCATCAATTATCTGGGATTTTGTTAAGGTTTCTGTAGGAAATTTAATTGATTCAACTTCGTTTACAGGAGTATTTTTAATAAACGAAGCTCTTACTTCAGTGCTTGATTCATGAGCGTATTTCACTGTGTTTTTAAATGAGTCTGAAGCTAAAATCTTTTGTAGATTTTCTCGTTCAGATTCACGATCTTGTGATGCAATTTGTGCAAGTTCAATTTTTTCTAGAGATTCTAGTTTTTTTTCAAAATAATTATTTACTCCCCAGGCAATAAAACAAGAAATAACAATAAAGCCTAAAATTAGTTGTCCTGTTTTAGTCAATTTGCCATACTCCTTTATCGATTCAGGTACATACTGATACAAATCATCTGATTTTGTATTAGTACATCCTTCAGATACAGTAAAGAACAATTGGGCTGTGTTAGCTACTTTTCTTGAAGAAATTGTGCCCGTTTCCAAACTTTTTATAATTTTAAAAAATCGATCTTGAAAATCTATAATAGATTGGGCATATCCAGCTGTAATTGAAGATTTAAACTTATCTCCGTGAATTTCAAAGGTAAAATGTTTTAAATCATCGCTATTAAAATCGACTGTATTTAACAGTTTTTCCCAAAAGTTATCAGACTCGCGTAATTTATCATATTCAGTGCAAAACTGTTTGATATCTTCCCATGTTTTGATTGTTGTTACCATTTTTATTCTTCCTTTTGATTGTTAAAAGTCAGTTACAACCCACCGTTCCCGGACTTCTCAATGACTCTGCCAATAACACGAAAGTTAACATTTTCTTCATCGTGTTTAATTATCTCGTCTGGATAGCTGTCACGATTGTCTGAACGAATGATTAAATCACCATTCATCTGAGATATAAGCCTTTTAACTCTGACTTCATTACCGAAGACAATGGCATAAACATGATTATTGTGAATAGGAAAAGTATCGCTTAAATCTACAAGTATTCTGTCGTTGTTATACAGCACTGGTATCATCGAATCACCTGTAACAACGAATCTTTTGCAGTGATTTGGATTCACGCCAATACGCTGAAACCATGACAGGCGATACGTCGCAGGCACACTTTCGTGCTGCTCTTCATAAGTCGGTTCTCTGCCATTACCTGCAGCACATTTTATTGAATACTCTTTAATCTGAACGTAATCATCCGAAGGCTGTTCGTTATCATCCAACACAGCAATGTCATGAGCATTTGCATCTGGTGAACCTTTACCGGTGATAAGCCAATTAAGATCAACATTTAAAGATTTACTTGCTTTAATAGCTACAGAAGCCATGAGTTCTTTTGTTTTTCCTGTTACCCAATTATTAACAGAAGGTGATTTTACTCCGCACTCTTCAGCTAATTTTGTCTGGCTTTTTCCTGTTTTCTTTAATCCGTAATTTATACGATCAGATAATTCAGAAAAATCAAACATATAAGCCTCCCTTACAAGTAAAAAACTTTAGTTATACCTAAAGTTTAGTATAAAAATATTTAGGTATAACTTGATTTTTATATTAGGTATAACTAATATGAATAAAAAGAAATTAATGGAGACTTAATTTATGCAGCATCCCAAAAACTACAAAAATTACCTTTTTATTGGTGACTTAATTGATGAGCTTGGAGGTTTTTCTTCAGTTGCAAAAATCTGCAACATCAGGGCACCTTCAGTTTATGGTTGGCTAAAAAACGGTATACCTAACTCCCGCTTAATGTATTTACAACTTGCTTATCCAAAACTTTTAGTTTGGAAAAAATATGACTTTAATCGTAAATAAGCTTCCTGAAGAAATCTGGCAGATGGATATCCCTCTAGCTTGCAAAGTTATTGCAGAGCGTATTTGTGCTCTGACAAAAAATGGCGAGCAAGAGTGCTTTATTTCCAATTCTTATATAGAAAACTTGTATGGAATGAGTCGTAGGAATGTACAGTACGCATTAAATACATTGCAAAAAATGGAGATTATAAGTTCTCGAGTAACTCGCAAAAGTGATAAGAAAGTAAGACTTGTTTCTTTTATTTATAAGACATTAGAGTCCAGATTTGATGATTTTCAAAAGTGCAAAAATTGCACTATTAAAAGTGCAAAAAATGCGCCCCCTAAGTGCAAAAATTGCACTATTAAAAGTGCAAAAAATGCGCTTTTCTCTATACATAAGAATGATCTTATAAGTAAGGATCTTAGAGAGGATCAGAAATCCCCACTCTCAGAGACGTCTAATTTAAGTTCAAACACATATTCTTTAGAAAATATCAGAGCTACATGCAGAGATTGTTTTTCAGAGATGATGACTGATTATCCAGAATTGAAAAACATGAATTCAGACATTATTGCTGATGGTTATTTTGCCTACAGAGAAGAATACGGCTGGAAAGGTGTTAAACAGCTTAGATTGAATCTTAAGAAGTGGATCTTGCGTGATCTTGAATCTGCAGAACGAAAGACAACACAAAATAAAACAGGTCAGACTAGACAGCAGGCAAATGGTGTCAGCTCTTTTCTTTTAGGCGAGATGTCGGCTGATACGAGCGACCATACAGCCGACGATAACTGCATCGAAGTTGATGCATTTGTTCAAGAGGTAGTAAACAAATGAACAGAATAGATTTTACCAAATTTTCAGAACAATGGCGCATTCTGGTTCAGGTTAAATCAGGGAAAATTGCATCTGACCAGAGTTGTCACATGATTTATGAGCTTGTTAAGAACTATTCAGAAGAGGTAGTTCTTAGAACAATTCAGAGCCTATACACAATACCATACCAGATTAACGCCGGAGATATCGTAAATTTACTTATGCGTGGGGGATATACACTCCAACAGTATCAGTGTAAGGCAAAGTACATTTATCGCTCTGTAAGTGAATATTTTCGACGTGACAGCGATCTCGTATTTTCTGACAGAATTACAGCTTTGACTTTTTACACCGTCATCGGTTCTCATGAGGCTTACTGTCAGACTAATCGAGAGGATGACACTAAGCTGGCTAAAGCCTTTGTTGATTTTTATTCAAACTATGACTGTAGCAGTTTTCCTGATAATATCGATGATCTTATGTTGGTGCAGTCTAATCATCACTGTTTCGGTCAGCTTCCTAAAGTTGTCTTTATTGGTGACAGCTCAATCTGTTCAGATATCTGTAATCGTATTTATGGAGTCGGTAACTATCAGATAGTTCCAAAAAAGAGAATTAAGCCTCTGTCTCTTCCTCAGAAAGAAAAACAGTATTCACAGGAAGAATATAAGCAATTTGTTGATAAGGTTCTATCTGAGCTTAGGGGGCTATAAGCATGAAATTTTATGATGCAAATGCTGAAAAAGCTATTCTGTCTTATGTCCTTCATGAAGGTACTAAAGCTTTCTGTAAATACAGAGCAAAACTGTCAGTTTCTGATTTCTATTACGAAGTTTGTGCTGCTTTATGGGACAGCTGTAATCAGTTTGTTATAGAACATCAGACGGAATCAGAGTTTGATACTGTATCTCTTTACAATCTGATGAAACAGAAGTCAGAAGATTATGTTTCTTCTCTTAAAGATATTGCTGAACTTAAAGAGTCAAAAATCATTGGAACTGCAGCAGACGAATATGCATCTTTGATTAAAGAAAACAGTAGAAAGAGACAACTGCAGACAACTCTAAGTTCAATGCAGAACATGGTTGAAGAGAGTAACGACACTTCAGAGCAGTTAAAAGCAAAGCTCTGTCAGATGCTGGTCAGCACCAATAATGATTCAAATGTTCTTAACTGCGAGGATGCACTTGAAGTGGCAATCAGATTTATTAAATCACTAAGAGATCATGATGACGAAAAATCACTTATTTTTCCAACAGGCATTAACAGGCTTGATGTTCTTCTTGAAGGTGGTATCCGAAATGACACACTGAATATTATCGGAGCTCGTCCTGGTATTGGTAAATCCGCATTAGGTTCTAATATTCTCATCAATCTGTTAAAGACAATGCCTACTCTTAAGCCATGTGTGATCTTCTCACTTGAGATGAATAATGAACAGGTTATACAGCGTATTCTGTCTTCATTCTGTGGCTTATCGGGAACAGAGATGACACAGAACTCCAGAATGTTAGGTTCACACTGGCATGAAATCATAGCTCACTCTACTGAATGTTTCAGTCATAAAGACGACAATGCTCCAAGATTACTAATGTGTGACAAGAGCAATCTGTCTCTGTCTGATATGTCCTCAATGCTTTCAGATATAAATCAGCGTTATGGTGGTGTAGGTGCCATTATGCTTGACTATCTGCAGTTAATGCCTACTGATGTGCGTATTCCTAAAGCTATTGCACTGGGTGAAATCTCAAGAGGATTAAAAGAGATTGCAAGAGCGTTCCATGCTCCGGTATTTGCCCTCTGTCAGTTAAATCGTGAAGTTGAAAATTCAAAGGGTGGAGCTCCAAAAGCAAGCAATATTAAAGATTCAGGCTCTATAGAACAGGATGCCGATTTAATTATTCTGATCACAAGAGAAAAATCAGAAGCAACCCTTCATGTTGTCAAAAACCGAAACGGAGCTACAGGAAGTGTTGAATGTAACTTTAACGGAAATGCCTGTCTGTTCAGTAATGAAAAACAATATGACTATGAATATCTGTAAGGAGTAAAAATTGCAGCTTAAATTCTCAGTACCAGGTACACCATGCGGCAAAGGTCGACCTAGATTTTTTGGTGGTCATGCTGTTACTCCAGCTAAGACACGCAATTATGAAGCTCTGGTGAAGTATGAAGCTCAGCATGCGTTAGATACTATGGTAGTTAAGCCAGATTACTCACAGCCTTGCAGAGTTGGTATTAAGGCTTTCTTTGGAGTACCTAAGAGCTACACCAAGAAACAGCGTGCGCTGATTAGTGAGTATGGCAGTTCAAGAGTAAGACCAGGTAAGCCAGATATCGATAATATCATCAAGGCCATTCTTGATGGTATGAATGCAATTATCTATCGCGACGATGTACAGGTTACTGAATTACGCGCATCTAAGCTGTGGGCTTGTGATGACGAACAGCCAAGAGTTGAAGTTTGTGTGGAGTGGGATGATGACTAGATTTATTCTTGAAGCTATTCAAAACGGCTACAGCTCTGAATATCTCAATCTGCTGCATAACTATGGGCTGTGGGCTCGTTACTTTGGCGCGGTGGGATATCTTCATCCAGGATTAGCGCATGAGGATTACATTATTGACGACGACAGTGCGCTTGAAGTGGAGAAGGCTATGTGCTGGCTTAAACAGTCACGTCCTAATGTACATAGGCTCTTTGCGATGTATTACGTTCGTGGGCTTGATGAGTACGATATCCTGTCGGTACTCAAAGAGCGCGTTGCGGTTAAGCGTGTACGTCACAAAGACAGGTATGATGCCACTCCATATGATGACGCTGTACGCTATCTCACAGGAAGTGCGGTAAGAGACATAATCGTACTTGGCGAAAAACTGGTACTCGATTATCTGCAGAAGGAGGTTAAGCATGAGAGCGTTTAAGTACGAAGGCACTGAATACAGATCAATGGCTGAATGTTGTAAGGCTCTGGATATTTCGTACCAGAAGGTAAGGCGCTTATGTCGTCATTACAAACGCGCTCATGATGATCCTGCTCAGGCTGTTCGCTGGTGCCTTGGTGTTGATAAGCTGTCACATCTTGAACCAAAGACACTGCAGTATGCTCAAGATCTTGAGAAGAGCTACGACAGACAGGAGAAATTCAAAGACAGAATTTATCAGAAGGTTGTGGAGAGTTTCTGACTTGTCCTAAGCTATCCTAACTTATATTTTCTTATCCTAATATATTGACATTTTTATTTTTTGTTGTAAGCTTCAAGTAAATAAAGTTTCAGACCTCGACATTAGTCCTCTCACTCTCAGAGAAGTGACGAAGTCGAGGTCTTATAGTATGTGGAATATTGTTTTATGGACAAAATCAGAACAGCTATTCTTGTAGATGGTGGATTTTACAGAAAAAGAGCAAAATCTTTATGGGGAGAAAAGTCTGCAAAAGAAAGAGCTAAAGAGCTTGAATCTTATTGTCATAAACATGTAGCTAATTCATATCTGTACAGAATTTTTTATTATGATTGTCCATGGCTTACAGATAATATTTTTAATCCTATTACAGGAAAGACTGTTAATTTCAGAAAGTCAGACGTATTTAAGTGGACAGAAGCTTTTTATGATGAATTAAAGCATAGAAGAAAGTTTGCTTTACGTATGGGAAGGTTATCTGAAGCTCCTCAGTATGTTTTGAAAGAGGATGTTTTAAAGAAACTCTTTAGAGGAGATAAAAATTTTTCTGAGTTAACTGAAGACGATTTAAGACTAAATGCAAAACAGAAGGGTGTTGATATGCGTATTGGCATTGACATTACTTCCTTGGCTCTAAAAAAACAAGTTGATCAGATTATCCTTATTGCTGGTGATAGTGATTTTGTTCCTGCTGCAAAATTAGCAAGAAGAGAAGGCATTGATTTTGTTCTTGATCCTCTCTGGCATCCTGTCGCAGATGATTTATTTGAGCATATTGATGGATTACAATCATTTAATAATCCAGGTAAAACAAACAAAGAAGCAAAACAAGATGTTTCACAAGGTACTGTGACAGTGCATTGATGAGTGCGGGTGGCAAGACGCCCAGAAATCGACTAGCTACATAGATTTTAAAAATATGGGTGCCATCCTCATAGCAGACAGCTATAATCCCTAAAAATACTACTTTATTCTTTAAAATCAAATGGATAAAAAGATCGTTAATTGGTCGTTAACGGATCGTTTTTTAAGAATATACTATAAAACAATTAGAGTGGAAAAGTACGTATTGAACATCGATGCTTTCCTCTTACCTCATAGATTATCCTAATTTGTCAACAATAAAGCTCTCAAGAAATTGAGGGCTTTTTTTATTTCCTATGTATAAACATTTAACCCCAGAAGTCATTTATTTGATGATTGGTACAGCTTGCTCATTTGTAATGGCATATTTACGCTCTACCAAGCGCAAATTCATGGCTAAGATTTGTGAAGCACTGACATGCTCTATGCTCTCATCTGCACTTATCTTAATTTCAGAGTATTACTTTAAGTGGCCTTTGGAGTTAGGTGTTGCAATTGGTACATTCGTAGGCTTCTTGGGCAGTGACTATATCTCTTTAAAGATTAAACAAGTTATTAACTTGAAAGTTGAGGGTAAATCAGATGATGAAAGTAAGTAGTCATGGTATTGCTCTTATAATGAATTTTGAAGGTTTAAGAACTGCTGCATATAAGCCTGTGTCAAGTGAAAGAGGATGGACAATCGGCTATGGTCACCATGGTCTTGATGTTAATGAACACAGTATTTGTACAGAGCTTGAAGCTGAGCGTCTTTTAAAGTCAGATCTTGAAAAGGTAGAACGTCAGATTACAGCAGCATTAAATGCCGATGAGATTGAAGTTACTCAAGGAATGTTTGATGCTCTCTGCAGTTTACTATTTAACCTGTCAGGAAAACAAACTAAAGACGGTCGTCAGTTAACACCAATTCAAACTTTAATCAGCTATAAACTTTGGGCTAAGATGAAAAAAGGCGATAAGTACGGTGCATCACTTGAGTTTTTAGATATTAACAAAGCTGGCGGTGTGGTTCTGCAAGGACTAACCAAGAGAAGACAGGCTGAACAAAAGCTTTTTCTTTCTTAAAAGGTTCCACGTGTTCAGGTGCTTTAAACAACATGTTTCAGGTATTTGTCACTCCCACTTCTTTGCTGTCAGAAGTAAAACAGACAGCTCACACTTAAGAACTGTTTAGAAGAACCTCTTCCTCCCATGTTTTCTTTTAGATAGTTCTTAAGTGTGAGACAAACAAATTTGTTAATTGATATATAACTAATCTTTTTAATGGCGTTTGTCTCGCACTAAGATTTATTGACGGTATATAGCATGAACTTTTGTGAATACTTTAATGTAAAAGAATCATATCAAGTACCGGAAAAGTTATTAGCTCTACTCTTGCAAAATCCAAATGAGATATGTGCTCAGTATGTGAAAGAACATGATCTTTCTAAAGATGAATTGATGACTGACTTTCAGCTAAATGACGCAGCTCGAGATAGTCTAAAGCAAGACTTTACACCTGAAGGGATTGCAGAGCTTTCTGCAAAGCTATTACCTTCAAATTTTGAGAGTGCTGCTGATATATGCTCAGGAACTGGAGCGTTAACAATTCAATTATGGAAAATTAACCCATCTGCTTATTTTCACTGTGAAGAGTTTTCTGAGCGCACAATTCCTTTCTTGCTGTTTAACCTAATGGTTAGAAATATTGAAGGTGAAGTGCTTTGTGGTGACTCTCTTACTCAAGAATATAAGCATGTGTATAGGCTTACAAAAGGTTCTCAATTCTCGGTACTTGCAGAAGTTGAAACTATTGAGCCAAAATCATATGACGTGCTTATAAGCAATCCGCCTTACTCGCTAAAATGGACTCAAGAGAATAGATCTTGTTATAAGTATGGAATCGCTCCGACAAAAGCAGCAGATTACGCATTTGTTCAATATGGCTTAAGTTTATTAAAAGCTGATGGTAAAGCATGCTACATCTTACCTCATGGCGTTTTGTTTAGAGGTAATTCCGAAGGTGACATCAGACAAGCCTTAATTAAAGATCATATTGTAGATGCAGTTATTGGCTTGCCTAATAATTGTTTTATGTGCACTTCTATTCCTGTACATCTTTTAGTATTTGACAAAAAAAAGACTCAGGATCTTTTAGTTGTTGACGCAAGTTCCTTATGTGAGAAAAGGGGTAAATTCAACAAAGTTAATGAAGAACATATCAACAAGATCTTGGGCTTATATGCCTTAAGAAGTGAAGTTGAAAAGTTAGCTCATGTTGCTACTTATGAAGAAGTTGTAAAGAATGACTTTAACCTCAACATCCCAAGATATGTAAATTCTTTTGAATACACTCCACCGCCACCACTAGCAGAGACGATAAACGAATTAGTTTTAATAGAAGATGAGCTGTTTGATAATCAGCAAAAGTTATTAAAAAACATATCTACCTTAAAAGGTTTTTCTTTAAAAGAACAACAGGCAATTGAAGCATGGAAATGGTCTCTTACAATGCATGGTGCGATTTTGAACGAGGGATCACAGGAAAAACTTATAAAGCAGGATGCTGCTATGTAGCTCTTTCAGCCTCATCTGAAAAAGTAAATAGAATTGATAAAGACACAGTTCTTGAAGATGCTACACGATGGTGTGTTTTTATTCCTAAAAAATATCCAAATTGCTTCTATGAGCTTCTTTCATCTATAGCTTGGCCTCTTTTATACGCAAAGTGTAATCAAGGCATTAACTTTAAATTTGAACATATCAAGTTTTTGGAGTTTCCTAAAGTTGAAAGTTCAATGCTACCAATTATTGAAAAAAGCCTAATTGAGTTAAATCAAGCTATATCTAAAGTTGAAAGAGATATCCAACTATCCAAAGATATGAAAGAGTTCTTTATGGATAAAATGTTCATATGACTTCTCTTGAAACAACATTTTTAATCATCTATCTGATGTTCTTTGCTTTCTTTGTCATAGGCTTAATTAAGCTCTCAATTGACTATAAGAAATATTCAAAGAAAGAGTTTCATGCTCAGGTTGCAAGCTATCTTGTACTGCTTGCAATGTTAATAGGTTTAATTGCTTACATAATCTATGGATCTTAAATTACAGCTAATTACTGCTACTCTGTGTCTCGCTATTGGCGCTTGTTTCGGCGTGACTGTTACCGCCAAACATTACAGAGCTGAAATTATTAACCTACAGGCTCAAGCTATTAGAACTGAGCAGGATGCATTAGTTAAGCAGCTTAAAACTGAGCATGAATGGCAGACTAAACAGGAACAGGCAGACAAAGAGGCTAATGATGAGCTTACAAAGATTAAGACTAAGTATGATACTGCTGTCGCTAAGCTTCATGCTTACAGCATGCACACAGACAGTAGCAGTGCCAATAGAACAGCATTGTCCTCAGATTCCTCCACTTCCAGAGAAGCTAAAGCAACCTGTGACTGTGGACAGCTTAGACGAGACAGAAAAACTCTTGCAGAGTATGTCCTTAAGCTGTCTGCCAAGTGTGATGCGATCGCAGTTGAACGTAATGAGTTAAGCAAGAGATATAGCTCATTGCAATAAGGTGACATCATGCTTACATTCTTGCTTGTACCCATTCCTATCATTGGACCTTTAGTAATGTTGGATTAGTTTTATGCTTAATTATAGCGCAAATTTTTCTGTAAAGATTGCTGTAGGTACTGTGACGGAGCATTGATGAGTGCGGGTGGCAAGACGCCCGAAAATCGACTAGCTACATAGATTTTAAAAAATGGGCCGCCCATGCCAATTTGGATAAAAAAAATGAAAACAAAGCTGTTTGCTGTATGTTTAATCGCATTTGGCGCTATATTATTTAACCTTGCTTTTAAGATTGTTTTGCCTTTGATTCTTCCTCTTTTGTTTGAGACAGAGAAGTTTTATTTGAATGGTAATCTGTACTTTTCTTTTTCAGAGTTGAGCTTTTCAGGTTTTGTTGTTGCTGTTCTTTTGGGGTATTTGATTTGTTTTCTACAAAATCATATAAATAAGAGCTAGCGTCAATCTGAATACAGTAATAAATCTTAAATCATGATTTACAAAGACACTATATCACAGCAAAAACTAGCTGATACCTTGCATATATCAAGGATCCAAGTTCGCAGATTTGTCGAAAATGGAACTTTTATTGTTGACGAGCATAACAAGCTAAGCCTGTCACAAGCAAAAGAAGCATATGAACGATATCGCAAGACCTTTGAAGCAGAACAGCTAAGCAAAAAGAGAACAGCTGCTAAGAAAGCTTTAGAAGGTATTGCACCACAAGATCCAACCTGTTCTGACTTTGCTCAAGTATATAAACGTTGGGTAAATAACGTTGAGGCTGATCCTGTATCAGTTCTTAACTCAGCTAAAGCTTACTATACAGCCGTACTGGCAAAAGAAGAAAAGATCAAGCTAGATGCTTTAGAGCGTTCCCTTATTCCTGTAGAGGAAGTAGACGCTGATGCCGAAAAAGTCGGTAATTTAATCCGTTCAAAATTAACCACATTACCTTCACGAGTATCAACCATGTGCGAAGGTAGAACCGCAAGAGACATTGAGGAGATTTTATCTGATGAAATCAACAATGCTCTTGAAGAATTGCACGAGCTATTCGTCAAATAGGTTCGCCAAAGGTTTAGCTAAGACTTTAAAGCCAAGACCAAAGCTTACAGGCTCTCAATGGGCTGATACCTACAGAATGGTAGCAGCAGGAACTTCTCCTGAGCCTGGTCTATGGAGAACTGCACGTGTGCCCTACATGAGAGAGCCTTTAGATATGGCTACAGCTCACTCTGTAGAGAAAGTTGTCATTATGGCAGCATCTCAGGTAGCTAAATCAGAGTTATTGATAAACGTTCTAGGTTATTACATCGACCAAGAGCCTTCATCAATCATGATGGTTCAGCCTACGGTTGAAGCAGCAGAGGCATTCTCCAAAGAAAGAATTGATCCTACCTTACAGGCATCACCTGCTTTAAGAGACAAGATGTCTCAACCTATAGATAAAGAGAAAGGTAGAAGTCGTAAGGCAGGATCAACCATCCGTATGAAGAACTTTACAGGTGGTTATCTTGCAATGGTTGGTTCAAATTCACCAGCAGGACTGGCATCAAGACCTATTAGAGTTCTTTTAGCTGATGAGATTGACCGCTTTGGCTCGACCCAGGAAGGCGACCCTTTAAAACTAGCCGTACAGCGTACACAGAACTTCACAAACCGTAAGATAGTGTTTGTATCTACTCCTACTACCGAGGTAAGAGAAGGCGGTCCTACTATCTATTCGGAATTTATGAAGTCTGACCAACGTGAGTTTATGGTCAAGTGTCCTAAATGTGGTGAACGCTTTGAAATGGCTTGGGGCAACGTGCATTGGGATAAAGACGGAACAGGAACTGTTGTAGAAGACAGTATCAGAATGGAGTGTCCACATTGTCATGCCAAAGTTCGTGGCAATGGTAAACCAGATCCTTATCTTCTTGAGAGTGGTATTTGGGTTGCCAAAGTACCGGAGGTTAAAACTGTTGGATATCATCTAACCTCTCTCTGCTCTCCATGGGTTGAGCTTAAAGATCTTGTAGATGATTTTGTTGAAGCTAACCGCAAAAAGGATAAAGCAGGACTTCAAGAGTTTATTAACTTAAAGATTGGCGAACCATGGCACGAAGATGAAGCTGACTTAAGCTTATGGGAAAAGTTGTCAGAACGTAGAGAGTTCTACCCTGTTGAAGGTCTTCCAAAAGAGATCTTAATGTTTACCTGTGGCATCGATGTTCAGCATGACCGTTTAGAAGCATCTATCTTTGGTTGGGCTAAAGATTACGAAAGCTATGGCATTAAGCATGTCATTATTCAAGGTGATCCTAAGCTATCTGAAGTTTGGTCAGCTTTAGATGTAACACTTATGGAAAAGTTCCAATTAGAAGATGGTCGTGAGCTAACTATCTCATGCACATTCATTGACTCAGGTGATGGTACTTTAACTGACAAAGTTTACCAGTACACCAAGCAACGTGAGCGTTCAAGAGTGTTCTCAATCAAAGGCTCATCAACTATTGGTAAACCAATTGTAGACAGACCAACCAACAACAATCGCTACAGAGCGCATCTGTTTGTTTTGGGCGTTGATGCCGGCAAGCGTCTGATTATGCAACGCTTATCTAATCAGGATATCGGCCCTAGCTTTGTTCACTTTCCTCGTGGTCGTGACAACGGTTTTACTGAAGAATACTTCAAACAGCTAACCGCTGAGGTATTTGTTAGAAAGTATGAAAGAGGCAAAGTCTATGAAGGATGGAAGAAGATTAGAGAGCGTAATGAGGCTTTAGATTGCTATGTGTATGCAACTGCAGCACTTGAGCTTATGAAACCTACATATGAGCTGTATGTAGCTAATGCTAATGAAGGACCAAAACCTACTACCAAAAAGATTGCTAAAAAGAAACGTTCAGCTGTTTATTCAAGCATTGGTGATGAGATTTAAAGCATGACTACCAGTTATATAAGAGTAAGAAACAAGACCTATCGTGTTGTAGATGGTGTCAGATACCGTGAAATTGATGGTTATATCAGGAGTGAAGTGGTTGAAGAGCTTAAATCTCTTAGAAGTACCATGCAATCCGTTATGACAGGTGGGCAATCCTACACAATTGGAAGCAGAAGCCTTACAAGAATAGATCCAAATGCTTTACAAAACAGAGAAAAGTATTTGTTGAACCTTCTATCACAATTTGACAACGATTGTGGTGATGTAAGAACTCAGTTTGCTGTTCCAACAGAGTATTAAAGGCTAATAAATGAGCAGAATACATTCCCAAAGAGAAGCTTCAGGATATGCTAATTCTGGAGCAAGCAGAACAAAGAGAGCTTTTAGAGAATGGTTTGCAGAAGGTTTAGCTCCTGATGAAGATATTACTCGAAATTTACCCCTTTTAAGAGCGCGTAGTAGAGATCTTTACATGAGCTCTCCTCTAGCAGCAGGAGCAATTAAAACCATTACGTCTGGAGTTGTCGGCTCAGGTCTTATGGTTCATCCTCATGTTGATAGAGAAGTTTTAGGTCTATCTGATACACAGGCTACAGAGTGGGAAAAGAATGTAGAGCGCGAATGGCTGGCTTATTCCGAATCTACAGCATGTGATGCCCAACGCTCTATGAACTTCTACCAAATGCAACGCTTGGTATTTATGTCAGCTCTCATGAGTGGTGATTGCTTTGTTGCAATGCCTTACATTGAAAGACCTAACAGTCACTATAGCTTGAAGGGATATTTAATCGAAGGCGATAGAATATGCAATCCCACCAATAAATATAGTGCCGATTTATGCGATTTATCAAAAGATATACGAGAAGGCATTGAAATTGGCGATTATGGCGAGGCAAAAAGCTATTACATCGCAAAGTTTCATCCTGGTGATTATTCAGGTAAAAGAGCCAAGTTTAACGGTGATGATTTTGTAAAAGTTGAAGCTTATGGAGCTTCGGGAAGACACAATATTCTTCACATTATGGATTATGAACGACCAGGTCAAAGACGTGGAGTGCCTCTTTTATCTTCCGTTTTAGAAAATTTAAAACAGATTGAAAGATACGATTCAAGTGAACTTATGGCAGCTGTTATAAGCTCATATTTCACCGTATTTTTGAAAAAGAATCACCCGGCTGATGGAATTAATACAGATATTCCTTCATTAAATCAGGAAATAGAGGATATAGATCCTTCAACAATTCGACTTGGTCAAGGCGCTATTACCACTCTTCCTTCTGATACTGACATTGAAATTGCTAATCCACAGCGTCCAAACAGCTTATATTCTGCTTTTATAGAGACACAAGCTCGCATGATGGGCGCAGGTATTGATCTTCCTTACGAGATGCTTGTAAAGCACTTTATAGCTTCGTACAGCGCATCAAGAGCAGCTCAACTTGAAGCTAATAAAGCTTTCAGAATTAGAAGAGAGATGTTTGTAGGTCAGTTTATTAAGCCATTTTTTAAAGAATGGCTGTTAGAAGCTATCTGCAAAGGTCGTGTTAGTGCTCCAGGTGCACTTGAAGATCCTATGATTTTTGATGCATACACTCATATCAATGTCGTAGGTGACAGTGTTGGCTGTTTAGATCCTACCAAGGAAGTTCAAGCAGCGATTCTTAGAATTAACAATAACCTGAGCACAATTCAGCAAGAAGCCGGCGAATTGAACGGTATGAGTGCTGAAGATATCGCTTCTCAGCGTGAAAAAGAGCTAAAAATGTTTGAATTTATAGCTAAAGCTACTGCAAAGAGTGCTGATACCAATTCAAATACAGAAAATCAGGAAGAAAGCATAAAGAAAGATGAAGATACAGGAGATGAGGAGCAAGTAGATAATGCTGATTCAAATACAGACAAATGACGATGGCTCACAAGCTACGTTAGATCTTATAGGTACATTTGATAATGACGGCTTTTTTTCAGCAAGTTCTGATAAAAGTTTTGTATCAGAGTACAGAAAAATCTCACCAAATGCTGACATTACTATAAACCTCAACTCTCCAGGTGGTTCAGTAAACTCAGCAATGACGATTCGTAATCTTCTTGCTCAACATAAAGGAAAGATCACCTGTAACGTCTTAGGTTGGGCTGCATCCGCGGCAACTTTCATTACTTCACTTGCAAATGTCCATGTAAGGATGATGCAGGGCTCATTTTTGATGATCCATAACCCCTTAAATGTTGCTATGGGCAATCAGCATGCACTAAGAAAGCAAGCTGACAATTTAGAGCTTATTGCAAATTCAATGGCGAGAATTTATGCAGATAAGTCAGGCATGGATATTAACGAAATTAAGCGTCTTATGGATGCTGAAACATGGTTCTCAGCAGAGGATGCTGTTAAATGTCATTTAGCTGATGAACTAATACCTACTTCAAAAGTTGTAGCTCAAGCTGATACTGATGGAACACCAGTATTAGGAGGAGTTGCTTTAAGTGGTGGTTTAAAACATCCCCAAAATTTAGTCATAAAAGAGGAAAAAACAGATATGGCAGATATTAAAAATGCAACAAATCCTAATGTTGCAAACAAATTAACTGATGCGCAAGCTTCAGTAAAAAGCTCTGTGTCTAGTGCAGTTGCTATTACAAGCATTGAGCAGCTTAAATCACATTATCCTGATGTGCAAGCTTCAGTAAAAAGCTCTGTGTCTAGTGCAGTTGCTATTACAAGCATTGAGCAGCTTAAATCACATTATCCTGAGCTTACCAATACCCTTGTAAATGATGCTGTAAATGCTGCACTTACTGCAGAACGTTCAAGATTAAAGTCATTGGATGCAATTAGAGATAAGAATCCACAAATTGTTGATAATGCTAAATATGTGACATTTGCTGATGCAGCTCAGACAGCTCTAGCTATTCTACAGCAGTCAGATCTAACTCAGCATAATAAAGCTGAAGCAGTTAAAAAAGATGCTGAGAATGTAGCTGACACTTTAAGCAAGCTTTCAGCTTCATCTAATCCTGATGCAGGCACTTCATCTGAAAATATGACAGGAACAGTTGCTGCTAGTCAGGCATGGATTTCATTAATGGAAAAGACAAAGGAGCTATAAGATGACTAAGCAATTGTATAGACGTATTGGTGAGTGGAAGCCTGATGATTTACTGGCAGATTCTCGCGATATCTACATTACTACTGATGAAGCTATCGACGCAGGTGCATCTTTTCACCGTGGTCAGATTGTTAAATATGATTCTACAACCAAGACTATTAAAGCGATGACTGCAAAGTCAGATATTCCTTTTGGTATTGTAGTTAGAGATGTTAACTGCTCAGAAAATGAAGACGAAAACGGAGACCTGTTTGCAACAGTCTATGTAAGAGGCTCTTTCAATGGTCAGTCTTCTTTATTAGATGCGGGTGCAATTCCTGCTGAAGACACATCTCATAAAGCCACTCCTCTAAGTTTTGAGGATTTTTATGTAGCGCTTCGTGAACGTGGAATCATTATTCGTCGAAATGTTAACTAACTGGAGCTTATTATGGCAGAACTAAATTATATTGATTTATTCTCAAGACAGACCTTAATGGGTGTCATTGAGAAAGATATTAAAACCCCTACTTATTTTAGAGACAGATTTTTCCCTGTTTTTAAAGAGTTTGATACTGAATCGTGCTTAATAGATGTCGTTGATCATCGTGACAGAGAAATGGCTAATTTTTCAGCTGTAGAAGGTAATGGTCATCTAAATACACCTAAAGGTTTTGTAACTGAAGCTTTCAATCCTGCATATTTTGATGAAAGATTTGTAGTTACAGCTCGCCAGTTAAAAGATCGTGCTCCAGGTGAAAATATTTTAGTAAACTCAATCAATGTGGATCGTAGAGCTGTCAGATTATCAGTTGCAGTTCGTAGAGGATTGGATCTGATTGATAAAAGAATTTCACGTAGAGAAGAGTATATGTGTATTAATGCATTACTCACAGGCAAAATTCAGGTAACCAATAAATCTCAAAATATCGGTGAATTTGATTTTTGGAAGTATTTAGGTTCAAATGAAAAGCCTATTACAAATTTAACTACAAAATGGAATGAGTCAAATGCTGATCCTATATCTGACTTACAGTTAGTTGCAGATAAAATGTCAACTCAGTCAGGTCGCCAGCCTCAAGATCTATACTTAGGACTAAATGCATATCAGGCTTTGTTAAAGTACCTGCAAACTGATAAAGGTCATAATCTATTTGATAATCAGCGTGTTGATTTAGGTAAGATCAATCCTCAGGCTGACCAAAACCAGAACTGTATTAAATACAAAGGCTATCTGTCAGATCCTAGTGTAAATATTTACGTATACACTGGTAACTATACTGTTAACGGCAAAAATTATAAATATTTCCCTGATGATGCAGCTTTAATGGTTGCTTCAGGAACCGGTACTACAGAGAGTGCTTGGAGAGCTTATGGTGCTTGCGAAGTTTCTGATTCTGAATTTAGAGAAGGTAGACTTGAAACAGGTGCAAGAATTACTGATTCATGGTATCAGAGAGACTATGAAAAAGGTCAGGTTGTTCAAATTCAGTCAGCACCGGTTGTTGATGTTGTAGATCCTCAGCTTTTCCAGGTTATCAGAGGCATTGTTTAATGAGTAAGGTTAGATTTTTAAAGAATACGATCTTTAAAAGTTCGTATTATCCTGCAGGTGAAAAGGCAGAGTTCGATGATAAAGACTCTGCCTTTTTAGTTAATGGTGGTTTTGCTGAAAATGATGATGCAAATCCTACTAAGGCAAACGCTGATACCAGTGTTTCAAAATCTGCTGGAGTTTCTACTTCTTCAAAGAAAACAACCGGTAAAAAATAATGTCTGCTTTTAAAGATGCAATAGCTAATGACATAGACAAGACATTTTTCAATGTTGATGAGTTTTCTGACGTACACAAGTATGAAGGTCAATCAATTAAGTGTCTTGTTGATGATGATCGTTTAGATACAGCTTCAGGAAGCTTTGCCAATGGAGGTGTATTTGAGCATCTAACTGAGCTGTATGTATCTGAAGAAGCTATTGGTGCGCCTGTTAAGGGGCAAAGCGTAACTCTTGATGGGGTGAAGTATGTAGTTCGTTCGGTGTCGATTGAATATGGTGTCATACGTATAGTTTTAGCAGATGAAGAACAATGAGTGATCTTAAACTTACAATTTCTGAAAATCCTTTTAAAGATCTAGAAAAAGTAACTAAAAAAGCAAAATCAAGGGCTCTATCAAGGGCCCTTCCTTTTGCCAAAAAGAAAATCACTCAAGTTATCAAAGACAACTACACAGTACAGACATCGGCTGTTAAAGAGGCTATGTCAGTACACAAAGAGGATGATAGTGCTCAAATCATTATCATAGGTCCTCCTCTTGGTATTGATAAGTTCTCCTATAAGCCTAAATACGACACTACAGGCGCAACGCAACGGCATGTCAGGGTATCAGTCAAAAGAAATGTTCAACGTACTGTAGGTAATGGTTTTGTATGGCAGGGACACGTTTTTAGACGTGTTGGCGATGCAAGACGACCTGTAGAAAAAGTTACAGGACCTGCAGTTCCTCAGTTAATCGAAGATCCTCAAATCTTAGATGAAATATCTGAAGAAACACAGGATTACTTCGAGGAACGTCTTCAACATGAACTTGATTATGAGTTAAGTAAGAATGGTAATAAATAATCTAGTAGATGCTGTAGCAAAATTCTGTGAGAGCACTTTAGCAAATCTTATGCAACCAGCTCCTGACAAAGTTACAGAGATACGACCAGGCTCTTTAAACAGAACTGAACTTATTTCTGAGAAAACAGAGAAAAGTGAGGCTTCTTACAAGCGCATTTCCATTTTTAAAGGCTGTCTTCCACCTAAAAGGCAGAGTGAAAACGATGATTATCCTTTTGTTTTGGTTGTTCCTTCTGCAGGAACAGTAGACAGAGAGTTTGCGCATGCCACTGTAAACATATATTGCGGATCTTGGCATGACGGTAATGAAGGTTATGCCGAGGTTCTAAACATTGTTCAGCGCCTTCTGATAGCTCTATCTGAAATCGAAAGCAGTTTAGATAAACGTTACATTCCTGAATCCGATGTTAAGTGGATCTTTCCGGATGCATCTGCCCAAGCAGGTGCCCCAAAAATGTGGCAGGCAATGATCACTACTAATTGGAAATATCACACACCTTCAAACAATCTTCCTATTAAAGATGAATATTTCAAGGAGAAACAATATGAGTAAGCAAATTAAACAGCAGAGTGATGCTGTTGATACCTCTACTCAGGTCAGTGTACAGACTGCATCTGTACAAAAATCACAGCTTAAATTCCCAAGAATTTATGCAGGACCTAACGTAAATAAAGTAGGACTGAGATATGGTCAGGTGTACTCAGGACCTGACTATCCTGTTTTTGTTAAAGATTTAATGGCTAAAGCACCAACTTTAGCTTCAATGATCTTCCCTGTAAACGACATCAAAACTATCCCTGATGCCGTAGTTAAAACATTTCTTTCTCAAATTAAATGAGGCTAACACATGGCATATAGACACGGTGTCAGGACAAGTGAAGTAGCTACTTCATTACTTCCTGCAGCAGAGGTTGATTCTGCAATTACTATTGTGATTGGTACAGCTCCTATCAATCAGGTAGACGAGACTAACGTTAATAAACCTGTTCTCTGCTATTCTTATGCAGAAGCAGTTAAGGCTTTTGGTTTTCAGAAAGCAACTTTAAAAGATACTGGCTTTAAGAACTATGACTTCACCTTATCAGAGGCGATGTATGCATTTTTCCAGCTATACAATGTAGCTCCTGTAGTTTTTGTTAATGTTCTTGACCCTAAGAAGCACAAAGAAACAGCAAAGACAACTTCTTTAACTATTGATAAAAAAACTGGCTCAGCTACCATTAAAGAAGCAGGTATACTGTTATCATCATTAGTGCTTCGTAAAGATGCTGGATCTGAACCTTATGTTTTAGGCGTCGACTATGTAACAGAGTTCGATGATGATGGTTATGTTGTTGTTACTTCATTAACAGATACTTCTACAACTGATTTTAAGTTAGCAACTGATGCTGATATTGTTGTAGCTGCTGAAGTATTAGATCCAAGCAAGGTAACCTCAGATGACATTATTGGCGGAGTAAATGCTGATGGTGTTAAAACAGGTTTAGAACTTGTTGAAGATGTATTCCCTAAGTTTAGAGTTGCCCCTTCAATTATTGCTTGTCCTCGTTACTCAGGCGATGCTGGTGTTGCTGCTGTGATGTCTGCAAAGGCAGATGGATTTAATGACATCTTTAAAGCTATTGCTTTAATTGATGTTCCTTCTACTGTAAAGAACTATACTGATGTACCAACATATAAAAACAACAATAATCTGACTTCTACAAATGAGGTTGTATTGTGGCCTTGCTTAAATATGTCTGGCACTATCTACAACTTCTCATCTCAGTTTGCAGCTCTTTTAGCTGAAGTTGATGACGATAATAGCGGTATTCCTTACGTATCTCCTTCAAATAAGAATATTCAGTGCACTGGTTTATGCTTAGCAGATGGTACTGAGATTATTGTTGATAACTCTCGAGGTTCATACCTTAACGGAAATGGTATTGTAACTGCTAACAACATGTTTTCAGGTTGGGTAGCTTGGGGCAACCGTACTGGTGCATATCCTGGCAATACTGATGTTAAGGATGTGTTTATTCCTGTACGCAGAATGTTTAACTTCATCTCAATTCAGTTAGCAAAGACATTCTGGCAGAGAATTGACTTCCCACTAAACCGCAGACAGATTGATACTGTACTTGACAGTGCCAATATCCTGCTAAACGGATATGCAAGCAAAGGCTATATCTTAGGTGGACGTGTAGAGTTCTTGGATTCTGAGAATACAACTACTGACTTAATGGATGGTAAAGCTGTATTCCATGTCTACATCACCCCTCCATCACCTAATAGAGAGATTGACTTTGTACTTGAGTACGATCCTTCATACTTACAGACACTATTTGCTTAAGGAGTTTAATTTATGGCAGTAGATGTAAATACAAGCGAGCCAATTAGACTCGTTAATTTTAGAGCTTATAACAGCTCAAACATGCTTATTGGCGTAACTGACTTAACTCTTCCTAAGATTGAGTACATGTCTGACACTGTAAAAGGCGCAGGTGTCGCAGGCGAGGTTGACTTGCCTACCCTAGGGCATACCGGTTCTATTACAGCTACTATCAATTGGAGAGCTGCAACTGAGCAGGCAGCAGAGCTTGCTGAGCAGAAAACTCATGAAATGGATTTTAGAGGCTCTGTTCAGTACTACGACTCTGCATCAGGTGAATACAAGACTATTCCTGCAAGAGTCTCTTTAAGAACAACTCCAAAGAGCTTTGAAATTGGTAAGTTTGAGCCTTCAGCTACTATGGACCAAACCGAAGAATATGAAGTTGTTTACTTAAAGTACACCTTAAATGGAGCAGACAAGATTGAAATTGATAAATTCAATTTTGTATGCAAGATCAACGGCAAAGACTACCTAGAAGGTGTACGTTCCGATGTCGGAATGTAGTGTCGTAACTCGTCAGGCTGTTTTACGGCTTGACGACCTTTTAATTATAGCTGTTTAAGAGATTTAAAATGAAACTAACATTTGATAAACCATACGAGTTTGAAGGCAAATCTTACAATGAACTAGATATTCCATTAGAAAATATCAATGGTAAAGAGCTTTTAAAATATCACAAATCTTACGTTAACAGTAAGGCAAAGCCTCAGGAGCGTGTACAGGCAAGTAATTTATTACTAACTGTATCAGGCGACCCTGACTTTGCAATTTTTATTGCAGCATCAGCTTCACAGCAACCAATTGAATTTTTTGAAAATCTACCTGCTAAAGAAGTTGTGTCTGTAATAGCTCAAATCTCATCTTTTTTGCTAGCGTAGGTATTGATACCACCTCCTCTCTTGAAGAACAGCTTCATACTTTAAGACGAGGAGTTATAAGAATGTCACAGTACCTACATTCTTCATATCTTGAATTAGAATCGCTTCCATTAGGTGACTTGATGTCACTTATCAAAGACGTTGTTGCTGAACAAAAAAAACAGCAGGAAGTGATAAACCAAGGAAGTTCTAACCATGGCTATTGAGCGCGAACTTGTTTTAAACATTGCCGGTAAAATCAGCAAAGCTTTTAATGACAGTATCAAGCTTGTAAATACTCAACTGAGCACAATGGGGACTAAAACTCAAACTGCTGCAGGTGAGATTGAAAAACTACAGGCTGTAATCACAAAGCGTAAAGAAATTGTTGAAGCAACCGACAAGTACGCCAAATATGCCAAGAAGGTAGAAGAGCTTAAAACCAAAATGTCGACTGCAAGCAAGGTCACAGCCTCAATGCAGTCTAATTTTGATAAAGCACAAAGAGTAGCTGACAAATACAAAGATGAACTTAACAAAGTTAAGAATGAGTTAGGTGATTTAGAGTCTCAAAACAAAACTGCAGGTTTGTCTGTAGAAGAGCTTTCTAAAAAGTATGAACAGCAAAATTCAATCTTAAAAAAGAACGTTGAAGCTATAGAAAAAGCATCTAAAACCGTAAATCACGGTCAGGATATCATGCAGTCTGGCAAAAATTTAAGGATGTCAGGTGCTACTTCTATGCTAGAAGGCTATGCAATGTTAAAGACAGTGCAACAGCCTTTAAACGATGCTATTGATTTTGATGCTCAAACTAAAAATCTAGCTTTGTACACTGACAAAGCTGAAGCTCTCATGAAGATTAACATGGAGCTTTCTAAGCAGGATGATCTTTCTGTTGGTGAGTATCAGAAGATACAGGTATCTGGCATTACAGCAGGTACTGTAGATCCTAAGAATATACAGCAGATTAAAGATTACTCTGTAGCTGTAGCAAACGCATCAGATGCTTTAAATCTGTCAAGTGATACTGTGTCAAACGCATTTAATCAGTTTAACGATCAGTTAACTGGTGATATGTATAAGACAACACAGCTCTTTGATACTATCAATTCTGTGTCAAAGGCTGCACAGGCTGATGCCGGTTCTTTAATCAGTGTAATGCAGAACTCTGCTACTACCGTAAGATCATTTACCTCTCTTACCAATGATCAGATTGTAGGTTTATCAGCAGCATTCACCAAGATGTCTTCATCTGCAAGTGCTGCATCTACCTCACAAACCTTGTTTATCAAGTCTCTGACAATGGGCAAGGGTGCAACCAAGAATCAGCTTGAAGGTTGGAATGCTCTAGGCATAAATGCCGAGAAATTAGCTCAGGCAATGAATGGTGGTCCTAAATCAGCTCAGGCTGCTATCTCTGCTGTTTTAGATGCTTTAAACAAGTTGCCAAAAGCTGAAAAACAGGCAACCATGTCTAAAATCTTTGGTAAGAACCAAGAGTTACTGGCTACTGTAGATAAGTTGTCTTCAAACAAAGCTGGTTACTATGATCTTGGTATGAATACAGCTACATCAGACAATAAAGGCAGTGTTCAAAAAGATGCTGATATTGCTGACAGCTCTGCTGAAGCTCAGCAGAAGATCTTAGCTAACAATATGAAGGCTCTGTCCATCATTATTGGTCAGCAATTGTTACCTGTATGGAATGACCTTTTAGGCAAAGCCATTGAACTTGGCACAATGATCGTAAATCTTGCGCAAAAGTTCCCTACATTGACTAAGAGCGCGTTATATCTCTTTGGTGTAATGGCAGGTGGTAAGATTGCCCTTGGTGCTTTAACATGGGTAGCCGGTAGCTTAATCACCTGTATTGGCAGAGGTGTTGTAATCTTCGGCAGATTAAAGCAGGTTTGGCTTGTAGCAAATGGCGTAATGTCGGCAAGCTCCACTTGTATGAGAGTATCTGCAAGTGTTCTTAAAGGGCTTACTGCACTGTTTCGCCTTAACACCTACAAAGTCATAGCAAGTACTGTAGCTCATAAAGTACACAATGCTGTTCTTTTAACAGGTAAAGGAATTACTACAGCATACAAAGCTGTTGTGTCAGCTCTATCTGTAGTTTTTAGTCTACAGACATACAAGACCATTGCACTTACAGTTGCAGAAAAGGCTAAAAACGCAGCTATGATTGTGGGCTCTACTGTAGCAAAAACAGCAGGAGCTGTAATGGCTGTTTTAGCCAATATGACAGGCTTATCAACAGCTAAGACTTGGTTATATGTAACAGCTCAAAAGGCTATGAGTGCTGCTATGATTGTGGGCTCTACTGTAATGAAAGGTTTGGCTGCAGCTGGCAGGATCTTAAATATTGTGCTCATGGCAAATCCAATTGGTTTAATCATTGGTTTAATCGGTGGCTTGATTGCAGCCGGTGTATGGTTATACCAAAACTGGGATACTGTTAAGGAAAAGGCAGGTCAGCTATGGGATTGGTTTGCGCAAAAGTTCCCTGGTATTGCTACAGTAGTTCAAACTGTAATAGGTACAGCGGTAAACAGCTTTAAGACACTGATATCAGTTGTATCAAGTGTTTGGGAACGAGTAAAAGCAATCTTTAGTAACATAATTGATTTTGTATCCAATGTGTTTACAGGTAACTGGAGTGCTGCTTGGGAGAATGTTAAAAATATCTTTGGTAACGTCTTTGGTGCATTGGTAGATTTGGCAAAGCTTCCTATCAACAGTTTAATCAACCTTATCAATAAAGCCTTTTCATCTATTGGCTCTATCAGTGTTGATATTCCTGATTGGGTGCCTGGTGTTGGTGGTAAAACCTATGGTTTTGAGATGCCTCAAATACCTGCCCTTGCAACAGGTGGTATTGCTACAGCACCTACACTGGCATTGATTGGTGAAGGTAAGGAAAATGAAGCTGTACTTCCATTATCAAAACTTGAATCAATGTTATCTGTATCAGCCCAAAACGCTGAATACAGTGCACGTAATGAAGCTGTAACAAACTTCTCAAGTCAGGAAGCTCAAAACAGATATGGTTATGCTCCATCAGCGGTGATGATACCTGAGTTAGATAGTAGCTTAGGTTCTACTAACAATGTATCTAATTCAACGGTTAATTCAACCTATGGTGGTAACAGCACTAAGACCTCATCCATAGTTGTTAACTTTAATCCTCAAATTACAGTTAATGCAGGTAATGGTGAAAAGGCAGATCCTTATGCTCAGGTAACTAAGGCTTTAACTGAGGGTCGTAACTCATTAAAGAGAGAATTAGAAAAACTCTTTAGTGACAGGTCAAGGCTTACCTTTTCTTAAAGTTAAGTCTGCTTATGTTCAGGAACTCTTCTAGTAGATAAAAAACACCTGCAAGAGTTCCTAGAATAAGGAATGCAACCATGCAAACTGAGCCTGCAGTATCTGCAAAGCTGTCGCCTAAAATGTAAGAAGATACAAAGCCTACAAAGGCAGAGACAAATAAAGAAATAAAGTACAAAACAAAGAAACCTAAAGCGCCAATGGTAAGAAATATCACTGCTAGAGCTATAAGTAAAACAGTTCTTTGTACGTTGTTACTTCCTAAATTTAGTTCAAACCAGTCTTTTAAAGACAGCTTTTTATCATCTTGCATAGACATACCTGTAATGATTGAGATTTGTTTAAAGTATAGAACAATATGAGCAAAATATATAATTCAATCCAAGGTGACACTTGGGATAAGATTGCTAAAGAACAGTTGGGCAGTGAGTATCTGATGTCGGAGCTTATAGCTGCAAACTTATCTTTAAGTCACTATGCAATTATGCCTGCAGATCTACAGATTGTTATACCTGATATCAATGTATCACCCAGAACTATAGATCCTCAGTTATTACCACCATGGAAGAGAAACAGTAATGGATAACTTAGCTTCTGTACTGCATACCTTTGTAAGTGTTGTTTATCAGGATACAGATATCTCAAAAGACGTTTACGAAGATCTTTTAAACATCTCTTACACCGATAAGATTGAAGATGAAGGTGATGAACTTACAGTCACTTTAAAAGATGAAACAGGTAAATGGGCAGGTTCTTGGTCACCTGAGCGCGGTGCTAAAATCACAGCTACTTTTGAAACAGAGAGTAGAGGTAGCTTAGCAACCGATACCATGATTGTGGACAGCTTAAAGACCTCAGGCTCACCAAGAATATTTGAGCTCTCGGCTGTAAGTATTCCTTTAGATAACACCATCAGACGTGAGCTTAAAACACGTAACTTTGAGAACATAAGCTTAAAAACATTAGGTCAGCAGATAGCCGATGAGGCAGGTCTCAAGTTCTTCCTTGACTGTGAAGATGTGCCAGAATACGACAGGTTAGACCAAAAACGTGAAAGTGATTTGGCTCTTCTACAGCGTTTATGTAAAGACGCTGGCTTATCCGTGAAGGTAAGTGCACAAACCTGTATTATCTTTGACCAAAAGAGCTATGAAAGTAAGAAAGCTGTAAAGACCTACAATCTAGGTACAAGCCCTATCTTAAACTGGTCGTTTCAGGCTCAACAGTCACAAAGATACAAAGCATGTACAGTTAAATGGCGTGATACTACCAAACGTCAGGATTCCAATAAAGGCGGTTCATCAACTCAATCTGCTCAATCAAAGATTGCTGTTCAGTCATCTCCTGTAGCAGTACAGGCTGATACTTCAAATCCTGACATCTTTGGCTCTAACAATGTAGATACTAAGTCAAAAAAGACATCTAAAGCCAAATCTAAAAAAGGCAATCAAAAGCAGAAAGTTGAAGATCAGGATTACACCTACACTGACGATAGTGTTGAAGAATCAGGTCAAACCTATGTTTTAAAGAAACGCTGCTGTTCTTTAAAAGAAGCAGAGCGTTTAGCCAAAGCAACACTGCGTAAGCTGAACTTAAGGCAGACTACAGGCTCTTTATCTGTAGTAGGTGATCCTCTTATGGTGGCAGGCTCAGTAATTGAGTTAACTGGTTTTGGTTCTTTTGATGGAAACTTCATCATAGAAAGAGCTGAGCACTCAATGGGTCCTAATGGTTATGTGACATCACTGGATGTTAGAAGAGTAAACAGTACATACTAATGAACAACGACTTTTTATCAGCAAATGAGCGCGTATCTAGTTTAGAAAGCACTCTGACCGAGATCATTCGTGTAGGTACAGTAAGCTCTACTAATCCTCAAAAGCACACTGCAAGAGTAACCATCTCTGATGAGGACAATCTCACAACACATGAGCTGGCTGTATTGTGCCGTAATACCTTCAAAAATCACGATTACAACATGCCTGATGTTGGTGATGATGTTTTATGTGTGTTTATGCCTCAGGGTATCGAGGAAGGTTTTATCTTAGGCTCTTTCTATGCCGGTAATGTTCAACCTCCTACAACGAACCAAGATGAACGCAAGGTAGAATTTGATGATGGAACCACAGTTACTTATAACCGACAATCACATGAACTTGATGTTGTCATTGCTGATACTCATATCCACGCTGACAGACAAAAGGTTGATGTAACTACCAAGGTTTCTGTGAATGTAACTACAGACGGTACTATCAACCTTGATGCTAAAGGAAATATCAACATATCTTCAAGTGCTAACGTAAATATTACAGGTTCTAAGGTAAACATTAACTAGGAGCAAATATGCCTGCTGTTACAAGAGTTGGTGATACTAATACAGGTCATGACTTATGTCCTCCAGTGTCTTTAGCTTCAGGATCATCAAATGTATTTGTTGACAAGATTGCTGTAGGTAGAGTTGGTGATTCATATTCAGCTCATGGCTGTATTATCCATATTCCACACTCAGGAGCAATTGCATCAGGTTCTTCTACAGTCTTTGTTAATGGTATTCCTGTAGGTCGTATTGGTGACAGTGTGTCATGCGGTGGTTCTGTAGCACAAGGCTCATCAACAACATTTGCTGATGATGGTAATGCTGAATGCAAAAACAGACATCAAGCAGCATTTACTAAAATGAAAGTAGTCAACTCTCTGCCCTCTGTTGACTACAAAGACAGAGTAACAGCTAAAAAGATAAAAGAGCAGCAAAGTGAGCAAGGTTCATCTTCAACAACACCGGATAAAGGTAACAGCTCTCTTGGTTTAATCATGCCAACTGTAGATATAGTCGTTGATAATCAAAAGTGCACTTTACCAGTATCATCAGTTGATGAGTTTAAAACTATTGTTACTTTACCTGAGATTGCAAGACACATCTCAAAAGTTAAAGTTCCTTTAGCTGAAGACAAGCAAGGCTGGTATTACCTTGCACTGATGTTTGAAAAGTGGCTGTGTAATGACGGTTTTGATTTTGAACAGCATCGACACAAAATTATCGAAAATGGTAAAGAAAGGTATGAGCTAGATGATGATTGCTATGATGATCCGTTCTTTATCAAATGGGATTGGTTGTACAAATATGATGATGTAAAAGAAAAAACAGATGAACTTATAAAAAATGCTACCAATGAAGCAGGTAAGAAAGAACTTGCAAGGATGTTAGCTAAGCAGTTAAAAGATGATCCTGATTTAACTGAGTTCCATTTTATCAGTAACAGTAATAACAGACATATTGGCTCAAACAACTTTGCATCGGTTAATAATAAAGGTGTAACAAGCAATCTATATCCTAACGGTTTGTTTGCTGCAATGGGAAGTTTTACTTTAAAAAGCTTGCCTGCAGGAACAATTGATAAAATTGATGACAACAGGTACAAGGTTACTGTAAATCAATTAGCTGTTTATGCTGAGGATAGTTTTCAGTTTGCTGATAATGAATACCTTGGGTATTGGTCGGCGAATCTATTAGATTTCTTAATAGGACCGTTAGATCTTTTTAATTATGTAAAATTAAATAATAGTGATTTTAGAGACTTTAGAAAGACCTATAATAAAGGTAAGGATTTTGTAGTTTTGTCTGACAACCATGTAATCCAAGACTATGAGCCGGTATCTTTTGAATTTACTGTAGATGATGATTATGAAGTTACTAAAATCAATTAAAGATGCATTAAAAGGATTTTGGAAGAGACATAAATACTGTCTAATTGTTGGATTTATAATCTATGTTAGCTTTTCATCTTTAGAGTGGTATAGTTTTCTTTTTGATCCTCATTATTATATGCCTCATCATTTTGATGATGCTTTTATCTGGCCTTTCTTTTATGGAGTATGGAGATTTATAAGCAATCTTGATGCTCTTTTCTGACAGTTATTAGGTAATTATGAAGTTACTAAGATCAATTAAAGATGCATTAAAAGGATTTTGGAAGAGACATAAATACTGCTTGATATTTTTTTTTACAGTATATGTACTTTTTTCTAGTCTTAAATGGTATGAATACTACGAATATATAATAGTAGAGCACTATTCTCCATATGATTTTTCAGATATTTTTATTTGGCCTTTCTTTTATGGGGTATGGCGATTTGTAAGTAATCTTGATGCTCTTTTCTGACAACCACATAGTTCAAGATTATGAGCCTGTATCATTTGAGTTTACTGTAGATGATAATTATGAAGTTATTAAAATTGTATAAGTACTGTTTACAAAGGTTGCGCTTATGTACAGAAATTGGAAACTGTTAAAAGATATCCTTGAAGAGGCATCTGTTGGTAATTGTACTGTATCAAGCAATGACATTAACGAGCTACAGCATCACATTAAGTTACTTCATGACAGTGGATACCTTAATCTAGGTAATCAAATCAAAAGCGACAGTACTGCTCAGCAGATTATTGCAAATCTTAATAAGTGCTCATTAACCATGAAAGGTTATGATTTATTGGATTGCATGTATTACAAGGGCTTTGAAAAGGTTATTGAAGGTCTAAACAATCTCAATATCAATGGTCCTTTAGATTTGGTTGTAGAACTAACTCAAAAGCTCATCAAAAAGGATATGATGAATTATCTCTGTTTGGATGAATCATGAAACGTAATTGGACAATAGTTAAAGAAATTCTTGAAGCAATCGAGACTAACCAGATAAAAACTCACTGGGAGTCATTACCTGAAGAACAACATGATCTTGTGCTCCTTCATTATGAATTACTTGAGGAAAGTGGACTTATATCAAACTATCAGATGGTAAATGATGTTGATATTGACGGTTTTAGTCACAGGCATCCTCTTTTTTGGAAAGAAAGGCCAGGCATACCATCAATAAGATTAACCATGAAAGGGTATGATCTTCTTGAAGTTCTACGTGATCAAGCTCTTTGGAACAGGATCATCAATAAAGCAAAAGCAGTTGGTGTAAAACTTACTTTTGAATTTATTAAACAGGCAATTCCTGTGATATACAAACAGCTACTATAAGCTTAAAATTACGTAAGCACGTATAAACATTAGGAGCTGAATCATGGCAAACATTATCGCTACAGTATGGGATTTTGATAAGACTTTGATTAAAGGTTACATGCAAGATCCTCTTTTTGAAGATTATGGTGTAGATGGTCGTAAGTTTTGGGAAGAAAACAACAATCGAATCGCAGAATTAAAAGCATCAGGGCTTTCTGTAAACGATGATACTTTTTACTTAAATCAGATCCTAAAGTACGTACGCAACGGAAAATTCAAAGGGTTAAATAACAAAAAGCTACTTTCATATGGAACTAAGCAGCAGTTCTATGATGGTGTTGAAGATTTGTTCAGATGCATCTCACAGCTGTCCACTTCCGTATCTGAGTATCATGATGAAGGAATTGTCTTTGAAAACTACATTATTAGCTCTGGCCTTAAGAAGATCATTGAAGGAACATCTTTAAAACAGTATGTAAAAACTGTTTGGGGATGTGAGTTTTCAGAGTCAATAAATGATGTATCGGGTAAACTTGAACTGTCAGATATCGCCTACTGTATTGATAACACCACCAAGACAAGAGCTTTATTTGAGATTAACAAAGGCGTAAACATTCCTGATCTCAATATTGATGTTAATACTGCTATTCCACAAGAACAAAGACGAGTTCAGTTTATTAACATGGTTTATATTGCAGACGGTCCTAGCGATATTCCAGCTTTCTCTGTTGTCAATAAAAACAAAGGCGCAACCTTTGCTGTATACCCAAAAGGTAACCTAGAGGCTATGCAACAGGTTGATAAAATGAGAAAGGACGGTCGCATTCAAATGTATGCTGAAGCTGACTACCAAGAAGGCTCTATGGCAAGAATGTGGATCTTAGAAAAGTTAAACTCACAGGCAAGGTTCATCATTGATAATAACCATAAATCATATCAGCAGTATGGTAAAGGAACCCCACAGCATTTGCTAAACTGATTGGCACTCATAAAAATCTGCGCTATACTATAGATGTAGCTACAAGCTACCGTGCCTAAGAAACACGACGATACATAGCGCTGACTTGGCGACACACGTCAATCTCACCATATTTAATACATAGCCTTTAGGCTTACTGTATTTGCTTTATGGTGGTGTGGTGTGAATATATTGAATAAGCACCGCCTGATCTTTTGGCAGGTTTTTGAGCACCACCGACCCTCTTCAAAAAAGGGTTGAATCAAAAATAAAACCAAAAGGAGACATTATCATGTCTAACACAAATCTAACTTCTTACAATTTCCATGACTCAAACATCCGTGTAGAACAGAACGATAAAGGTGAAGTGCTCTTTTGCCTGGCAGATGTATGTGCATCACTTAACTTGTCAACACCAGCTAAGACAGCTAATCAGATAAAAGAAGAGTTTGGGAGGGATGAATTAAATTCATGTCTCCTCAAAGACGCTAATAACCACGGTCAACAATGCACCATGATCACCGAGCCACAGTTATACTTCGTAATGATGAGATCTAACTCTAAGATTGCCCGTGAGTTCAGACAGTGGATTTGTAATGAAGTGCTTCCAGAAATTAGAAAACGCGGTGCCTATGTTGCGAAGGCAGAAGAGCCAAAAGCTCAAGCAAGAAAATGCTGGTACGTTGAACAGCTCACTGCCCTGTTTGAATCTTATGGTGTTAATCGAGAAGTATTAGCACGCGCTCTTGATATAACCTCACGTGCTTTTAAGCAAGGTTACGCTATTGGTATCAACAAGGCTGAAGAAGAGCATGCAAGAAATGATTCTGAAATGCTGCTGTCTGATGATGAAGCTCAGGCAATTGATCATGTAGTTTACTATCACAAGTTATTCAGACCTGATATTCTGAAAGCATGTAAGGAACTGAGAGACATCAAAGCACAGGCTATGAAGTTGGTACTGGCACTTGATAACATACCAGATGCAAGGCTGTATGAGTCAGCTGTTGCACCTGATATTAGTGCACAAAGATTAAAGAGATTTAATACTACAAAAGTTAAGAAAGGTGCACTTGTAGTCGGTGCATAGCAGCTTAAACATATATTTATCAATACAGCCCTTTGGTTAACACCTTAGGGCTTTTTTATTACCTAAGGATTCAATATGAAGATTGGTTTGCAGGGAATGTTCGGTTTTGTACCGTTCACCTGTTCTGATAAAAGAGTGCTGACCTACCAAGATCTTCAAGTGCAGCGTTCTGCCAGGTATGCATCTCATGAGATCATAGGTCAAAAGCCTGTAAATGAATTTATAGGGCCAGACTCCGATAAGGTCTCTTTTAAAATTCAGTTAATCAGAAATTTAGGAGTATCTCCCGCTGTGTATTTAGCAATTTTAAGAGAGATGCTTGAGAGTGGAGAAGCCTATCGTTTAGTGTTAGGTCTTGACTATTTTGGCAAGTATATTCTCTCTGATTTGTCAGAAGATCGCAAATACTATGACGGACGAGGTGGCTTGCTTAATTGCGATGTTACTTTGAACCTAACCGAAGCTAAAGGTTTCTCTTTAGTAGCTTATGCTAAATCAATGGTATCTAAGATTATTTAAGGCTCTATATGAACGTATCGACAATTACTGTATCAACGAATGAACTGATTAGCCTGGCTCCTCCTAATGAACTTCTTGAGATAAGACAGAATGTAGCCACTATATTAAAAACGATTAAAGGCTCCGTTCCGTTGGATAGAGATTTTGGGGTTGATTATAGTGCTTTGGATTCTCCTATCAACCAATCTTTAGCTTTATGGAGATTGAACATAATTGATGCCATTGAGCGCGATGAGCCCAGAGTTAAAGTTAAATCTGTTGCTTTAGATCAGGATAAATCAGATGTAGCAGAGGGCGTATTAGTTCCTATAGTAACACTGGAGGTTGTAATTAATGAGTGAAATATTTCCACGATTTGATTTACCAGAGCTTAACTTTTTAACAGTTGATGCTACAGCTAACGAGCAACGCATTATCGGTAAGTATGAAGAGCTTACAGGTAGAACTTTAGCTAACGGTGATCCTGTAAGGCTGTTTTTACTGTCTTTAGCTGCAGAAAGCACTATGTTAAGACAGGCTTTCAACCTTGCTGCAAGACAAAACCTTTTATCCTATGCTACAGGTGATCATCTAGATGCTCTAGGTGAAATGGTAAACACTCAGCGTATTACCGCTCAAAAGTCAGTCGTCACTTTAAGATTTAACTTAAACACTGCCCAATCAGGTGTGTATGCAATACCTGCCGGTACAAGAGTATCAGACGGTACAACCATGTTTGCTACCAATGAGTTAGCAGAAATACCTGAGGGTGAAACTACTATTGATGTTGTGGCAACCTCAACTGTAGAAGGCAGTTACACCAACAATATCAAAGCAGGTGCTATCAACACTGTAGTTGATCTTCTACCTAATCTTGAGAGTGTAGAGAATATCAATCAACCATCAGGTGGAGCTGATACAGAAACAGATGAAGCCTATGCTCAAAGAATACATTTAGCACCAGGCTCTTTCTCTGTTGCAGGACCTCATGACAGTTACGAGTATTACTGTAGAAAATTCTCAGCTGCTATTATTGATTGCAGCATTTACGGCTTGCCTGAGCATGCCGGCAATGTATATATCCATCCATTGTTAACAGGTGGTACTTTACCAACAGAAACCTTTGTTAGTGAATTAAAGAACTACCTGAGCACGGATGATATTAGACCATTGACAGACAACGTACTTGTAAGTGCACCTCAAGCTGTAGCTTACACAATCAATCTTAAGTGGTTTTTAAACACCAGTGATGTGAACAGAATATCTCAGGTGACATCAGCTGTAGTACAGGCTGTTGAAGAGTACAGACAGTGGCAGCAAACAAAGATCGGGCGCGATCTTAACCCTGATGAGTTAATTAAGCGTCTTCGTAATGCAGGTGCCAAAAGAGTTGAAATAACCTCACCTGTCTTTACAGAAGTCACCAAATCTCAGGTTGCTCAGTGCCCTGCATCAGATGTAACCATTACCTACGGTGGTGTTGAAGATGAGTAATAAGATTGAAGATAAAACTCTTCTTCATCAGCTTTTACCGTCTTCAATAGCAGATGAAGAAATATTTAAAAATGCTGCTACGGCATTACATACAAATAGCGATACAAAAGGTCATCTAAACGATGGCCTTTTTTATTACCTGTTAGATAGTGCATCCAGTGAGCTTTTAGATCATTTGGCATCACAGTGGCGTGTGGGTGTTTGGCGAGATTCATGGCCTGTAACACGTAAGAGGTTGGTTCTTAAGACAATCATTAAGACCTTATCTCACTACGGTACCAAGAAAGCCATTATCGATGTACTGGAGTCACTTGGTAATGGTGCTCAGATAAAAGAATGGTTTGAATCTGACCCACCATCAACACCTCATACTTTCCAAATCAATATTGATTTGAATGTTCAACAGGTAAAAGCCGAAGCTATTGATGATGCTGTTACAGCATTGAATATAGTAAAGCCTGTGCGTTCTCAATATACGGTAACGCAGTATCTACAGGTTGGTACAGATTTAAAGATGTATCCGTACCGGCGTCAGATCGTGTTTGCACGACTTAAAGTTCCTGCCTGTCCACAACAGACAGTTAAAGGAACCGCTAATGTTATTCATATGGTTCGACCTCTGACATTAGCAAGAATACAAAGACCTCCTAGACTGCAAGGCGCAGTTAAAGGAACCGCAACATATTTCTCAGGTATTAGACCTCTCACAATTAAGCATTTAAGAAATCAGGAGTAATAGTTATGTCTCAGACAACTTTAGTAACCGCAGCTGGTATTCAGGCAATGATCAATGCTGAGCGTTCAGGTACAGAAAAGGTTAAGTTAACTTCTATCAAATTTGGTTCAGATATCATTGTACCAACACAGTACACAACTGATATGGGCACCATTGTAGCTGAGTGTTCTGCTGTAGGTGGTAAGAACATCGGTGATCAGATGATCCACATCTCAGGTGCTGATAGTTCTAGTGCTACTTATGATGTGTACACTGTAGGTGTATTTACTGATACTGGTATTCTGTTTGCAATCAGCTCATCAGATACTCCAATTATTAACAAGTCAAAACTTGCTGTAGGTGCAATTGCATTTGATATCACCCTAACATCAGCTTCACCTGATGTAATTGATTTTGGTGATTCATCATTTACTAATCCACCTGCAACATCAGAAACTGAAGGTGTTGTAAGAATTGCTACTGTTGAAGAAGGTATTAAAGGTGAAAGTAACTCTGTAGCTATGACACCTTACACTGTTAAAAAGCATATTGAGTCAAGTGAAGCTATTGTTCACAGAACTGGTGATGAGACTATTAAAGGCAAAAAGACCTTTGAAACAGCGATCAAATCAGATGTAAATGGTAACTCTGATACTTCAAGTAAGTGGAAGACAGCTAGAAAGATCAATGGTTCATTTGTTGATGGTTCAACTGATATCACTACATCAAAATGGGGTGCTCCACGTGGTTTTCAGATTACAGATGCAACCAAAGAGCACACCTCAGCTAAAGTATCTGTAGATGGCTCAGCTGATAATGTCATTCCATTGCCAGAAACAATTAAAGCAACACTTATCGGTAAGTCAACTTCTACTGATAAATGGGCGATTGCACGTAAATTAACATTAAAAGATGGCAATGGCTATACAAACAATTCTATTGTAGCTGATGGTTCTAAAGATATTGAAATAACTGTTCCTCTTGGATTTGCAACTCCTGTAGGTACTGTAATGATGATTGCAGGATCTTCAATTCCATCAGGATTTTTACTCTGCAACGGTGCTGCAATCTCAAGAACTACCTATAAAAAACTGTTTGCTGCTATTGGCACTATGTATGGTGCTGGTGATGGAGCAACTACTTTTAATCTTCCAGATATGCGAGACAGATTTGCTGAAGGTGCGGGTGGTACTTATAGTGTTGGTACAGCCGTCGAAGCGGGATTACCTAATATCACCGGAAAACTATTATATATAGGTCATGTTGATACTGGAGACATAAATAATGCTCAACCTGAGCTCGGAGCTTTTAGGGCCCTTATATTTCAAGAAACTCGTTTTGCAATTCAAACCTCGCGGGGTACTCGTTGGACTGATCCAACTTTTAATGCAGCTTTAAGTAATTCTATATATAAAGAGCCTTCAACAGTGCAACCTGCATCTTTAGTACTTAATCATGTAATTAAGTACTAATGAAGCTGGTTGTACTGTATCTGAGCGATTATATATTGAGTTAGATAAATAAGCATGAAATCCGAAAATATAACAAGAGCCTGTACCTTCTGATCTGAAAGTTCTTTCTGTTGGCGCATCTAATAGAGTATAAAAAGCACCATGAGTAGTCTCAACAGGAAGCATTTCAGAAAGAGAAAAATCACCTGTAATATTAGGTCCTAATATTACAGGTCAATTTTTACCACAAATAGTAAATTTTGAATACGAAGATGATAAAAGACCTGCTGATGGAAGATATTTTGAAGGATATTATACTTATACAGCATTCCCTTCAGGAGCCTTTCAATCATTACTAACAGAACCTGTAGCTTTAAATACAAATACGGCAACTCATCAAAGCAGCACACAATTGAGAAACTACAACTGTGGAGTAAAAATAAATGCTAACTTAGCATCTAATATATACAGATCAATATCTGTAGTACAACCAAAAAGTTTAGTATTTAATTACGTAGTTAAATACTAATGCTCTAGGCTGAACTGTCTTAGAATTGCTGTAGATTGTGTTTGAAAGATATGCATTAAAACCAAAACTAGTATATAGTGGATAAGCGTATTGAGTAGCACTAATAACAATCATATGATGAGTATTTGACACATCATCATAATGAATCATACATCCGTCAGCTTTAATATTAGGTGATAAAGCAGTACCAATAATATTAGGACCTAATATCACCGGAAAACTATTATATATAGGTCATGTTGATACTGGAGACATAAATA